GGCGCGGGGGCGTTCCAGTGACGGCTGTGCTGGACGCGGTGAAGGCGCGCATCGCCGACCTTTCGGCGGCGGTTGACGCGGCCTCGCCGCTTGACAGCGCCTCATTGGCCACGCTGGCGCCGGCGATACAAGCCGCACAGAAGGCCGCCAGCGCGGTTGACGCGGCGATAGCGGCCACTGACGGTCTGATCCTGTCCAGCGCCGCCACGGGCGTTGCTGGCGTGGTTGCCGGCGGTTTTGCGCCGGACCTCGCCGCCGGGCTTCTCGCCCAAATCGCGGCGATGCAAAACATTGGCGTTCTCATGACGCAAAAGGGCGCGGTCGGCGGGGTCAACTTCGCCCTGCAGAACGCAACGGGGTAGGTCGATATGTCCGGCGTCGTTGTCTCGGCTTTCGCACAAGTCATCACGGCCCGGCCCGGCGACAATCTTTTCGCGCTCGCCGCGTTCTATCTCGGCGACGCGACGCAATGGAATCGCATCGCGCAGTTGAACCTCGCGGCGCTCGGCGGCGTGGCCGACCCGTTCATTCAGCCCGGCGCTTTTCTTGAGCTGTCGCTGCCCCCGGTCAAGATCAAGGGCGGCAACGGCGGCATTTTCGGCCTCTAAGCCATGCCAAGCGTCTCGCGCGCGCCCCGCGCCACGGTGAGCCTCGCCGGCGCGGCGATCCCCTGCGAGGATTGCAGCGTCGGGCAGACGAAAAAGGCCCATGCCGGCACGTTCAGCGCCAAGATTCCGCTGGCCAAAATGACGGAATTCGGGCGCGGGCTGGACTGGATCGCCAGCAATTCAGACGTGGCGGTTGAGGTGCGCTATTCCATCGGCGACAGCGCCTCGACCGTGATGTTCAAGGGCCACCTCGACAAGGCCGACATCGACGCGGCGGGCGAGGGCGTTCACGTCAGCCTGTCCGGGCGCGACGCGTCGGCCAAGATCAACCGAAAAAAGACGAACGAGAAATTCATCAATCAAAGCCATGAGGACATCGCGCGGACCATCGCCGGGCGCCACGGGCTGTCACTCGACAGCGACGGCGGCACGGTGACGGCGGGCCGTATTTACACCGCCGAACAGGCCAAGATCACAGACAACCAGACCGAATGGACGCTGCTGAAAAAGCTTGCGGAGTTTGAGGGCAAGGTTCTCGCGGTCAATGGCGACAAGCTGCATTTCAAAAAAATCGATGACGACGCGCTGCCGACTTACAAGGTGATGTTCCGCCCGCCGGACGCGCACACCGTCGCGCAATCGTCTGGTCTGATTTCGATCAAACTCGGCCGCAATTTCCAGGCCGCGAAAAAAATCAAGGTCAAGGTCAAATCCTGGGATCACAAGAAAAAGCAGCTGATCGAAAGCGAGGCGAGCAGCGGCGACGGCGACGAACAGCTTTACGAATATCACCATCACCACCGCACGCAGGCCCAAGCCGATCACCACGCCAAGGGCAAGCTGAAAGAACACGCGCGGCATGAGTTCGACCTGACAATCGACATGCCCGGCGATGTGACGCTGACGCCGTATTTCCAGATTGCGTTTTCCGGAACGAACTCGGGCTTCGACCAGAACTACCACATCGATCACATCGATCACAAAATGGGCCATGACGGCTACCGCATGTCGATCTCGACAAAGACCGCGAAAAAGGGCCGCAAATGAGCGAGGGCTTTGAGCAGTTTGTCTTCCGCTGCATTGAGCGCGCGCTGGCGCTGCGGTCGCCGCACCGGATAGGCCTTGTCACAAGCTACGACCCGAAGACGCATGCAGTGAAGCTGATGCGCAAGCCCGAAGATGTTGAATCCGGTTTCATTCCTATCGGGACGGGGCATATCGGCGCGGGCTGGGGCGTCGCGGTCGGCCCGCAAATCGGCGATCAGTACGTCATGGGCTTTGTCGGCGGCGACATCACCGTGCCGTTTATCGCCGGACGACTGTTCAGCGACAAGGAAGTTCCGCCGACCGTGCAAAGCGGCGAGATACTGGTCAAGCATCAATCCGGCTCGCTGCTGAACCTGAAGCCCGACGGCAGTATTGTTCACACCTCGGCGCAGGGCATGCAAACCACCGCCGGCCAAGCCATGGCGCTGCAAGCCGGGCAAGCGATCAACCTCACGGCAGGCGCGCCGATGACCTTCACCGGCGGCGGCAATCTGGCGTAATGGGCACGCCCGTCGCGCGCATCGGAGACACGCTGGATCACGGCGGCGCGATCACATCAGGCTCGCCCAACTGGAAATGCAACGGCATCAAGATCGCCCGCGTCACGGATTCCGCAGCGTGCGCAATACACGGGCCGGTGACGATCACGACAGGCTCGCTCAACTGGAAATGCAACGGGCTGGCGGTCGCCCGCGTCGGCAGTCTGTGCTCTTGCGGTGCGGTGATCACCACCGGGTCCGGCAACTGGAATGTTTCGTAAATGGCCGACATCGCGCACAACTGGACGGGCGACCTTTCAGCGTCCCTGACCGGCGACCTTGCGACGGTTGACGGCATCACGCTTGGAATTCAACGCATCCTGCGTCGGCTGATGACCGCGCAAGGCGAATACATTTTTCACCCGAATTACGGCGCCGGCATTCCGCAGCGCATCGGGCAAATCCGCGATGACCGGGTGATCTCAGCGATCATCCGCTCGCAGATTTTCCTTGAGGACGCCGTGGCGCGTAGCCCGGCGCCCGTGATCAAGGTCTCGGGATTTTTGAACGGCATTTCGGTCAGCATGAAATACACGGACGCTTTCGCGCAAAAATCCGTAGCGATCTCTTTCCCGATATACGCGCAGCCGTTTTCGCAATCGCAGCGCAACAGCATTTCGCTTGAGGCTGGCAACTGATGGCGACGTTGAACACAAAGAGCTTTTCGCAGCTTGTGCAGGGCTTCTCCGCCGGCGTTCAGGCGCGCTCGCCGGACCTTGTTGATTTCTCCGTCGGCTCAATTCTCCGCGCCGTGGCGGAAGCCGACGCGGCAAATGCGCTTTGGCTTCAGGCCCTCATCGTCCAGGTGCTCGCCGTCACGCGGGCGCAAACCTCAAGCGGACCTGACCTCGACACATTCGTCGGGCAGTTCGGGCTAAGCCGGCTCGGCGCGACGTTCGCGACCGGCCTGGTCACCTTGTCGCGCAACACGGTAAGCGCCACAGCGCCGTTTATCCCGGTCGGCTCAATACTGCGCACGGCGGACGGGAGTCAGCGCTTTGCTGTCTATGCCGACACGTCAAACACCGCCTATTCCGCCGTGCTTGGAGGCTACACCATGCCGGCGAATGTCGCCAGCGTCAGCGTTCCGGTCGCGGCGGTCAACGGCGGCGCGCAGGGCAATGTGGCGTCCGGCGCGATATCGCTCATCGCTTCGACATTTCCGAGCGGCGGCGTCGACGCTGTGGTCAATCCGGCGGCCTTCACCAATGGCGTTGACGGGGAAAGCGACGACGGACTGCGCACGCGGGTAATGCTTTGGTTCAACGCGCTGTCGAAGGCCACGGTCGCGGCTCTGACCTATGCTATCCTCTCGCTGCAAGTCGGGCTGCAAGTCGCGGTGCATGAGCAAATCGACCCGAACGGCGCCGCCGATCTTGGCATGGTGACGATCTTTGTTGACGACGGCAGCGGCGCGCCGCCGGCGGCCTTGGTCACCGCAGCGGGCATCGCCGTTGACGCGGTTCGCGCCGCCAGCGTGCGCGCCGGCGTCTATGGCGCGACGACTCTCGCCGCCAATTACACCATGACGATTGTCACGGCTGCGGGCTATTTTCACCCGACCGTCGTCGGGCAGGTCTATGCCGCGGTAAATGCATTCATCAATGCACTCGGGCTGGAGACAAAGCTCCCGTTCTCGCAACTCGCCGCTGTGGCCTATGGCGTTCCAGGCGTGACGAACGTCACCGGCGTCACGTTGAACAGCGGCACGGCGGACCTGACGCCCGCTATCGGCAAGACCATAAAAGTCGGCGTCGGCGCGGTGTCCTGACATGGCCGTTGGCGACGCAAAGGACACGCTGGCGCGGCTCAAGGCGCTGCTTCCGGCGTCATGGTTCCGCGACAAATCCGATGAGGTGTCGGCGCTGCTCGCCGGCGCGGCGGACGGCGAGGCTTTCGATTACGCGCTGACGCAATACGCCAAAGCGCAAACGCGGCTGCAAACCACAACCGACGGCTTTCTCGACCTTGCCGCGTGGGATTTTTTCGGGGTCCGGTTCACGCGCCGGAAAGGCGAGAACGACGCCTTGTTTCTGGCTCGCATTCTCGCGGAAATCGTTCGCGAGCGCGCGACGCGCAAAGGGCTTTCGCAAGCCATCGCCGATGTGACCGGGCGCGTGCCAAAGATCATTGAGCCGTGGAATCCGAACGACACCGCCGCTTACGGGAAAAACGCCTATTACGGGCAGGCGGGCTATTACGGCTCGCTGTCACTGCCCTATCAGGTTTTCGTCAACGCCTACCGCCCGCTCGGCGCCGGCATTCCGAACATTCCGGGCTATGGCTACGGGTTTTATTCGGCAAATGCCTGGTACATCAATCTTTCGCAGGTCGCGGGCGACGTGGTTGACGCCGATATTTTCGCGGCGGCGGACGCGGCGCGCGCCGCCGGTGTGATTGTCTGGATGCGCATTACCGACGGGCCGTCCGCGCTGTTCGGCGACGATTGGTCCTACGATTTCTCGAATGACTGGTCTTGAAAAATTTCAAGAGGGAAATCCGCATGCTTGTTGAGGTCCGCAACCACTTCAATCTGCGCCCGTTGTGCAAGGTCGAACTTGACGACGCAACAATCGCGACGCTGACGACTCCGCCGCCCTTGACGCAGAAACTCGTGAAGGAACAGCGGATAGACCCGCAAACCGGCGTCGCCATGCCGGTGATCGTGGTGGAGTTCAACAGCGAAAACCATGTCGTTGAACTCCCGACGGCAAGCGGAAAGCTGATCCTTTTTAAAATCCAGTCCGGCGGTCAGGCCTATGTCGTAACGCCGACGCCCGGCGTCGCCATCGCCAACGCCGCATAGCCCGCCCGCCGCGCCAAAGACCACGCACCACAAGCCGTTTTTCAAGCCGCCTCGCGCGGCTTTTTTGTTGGGATCGTCATGGACCGCAGAACAACATATTTCGGCGCGCTGGTGCAGGAAACCGACTCGTTGCAGCCGCAGCAGAACGCCATGGCGGGGCTTGGCGGCCTTGCGCAGGCGACGCTTGGCACGGCGGCGGCTGTTGACGGCTTCACCTGCATCCCTACCGCCCCGGCCAGCCTGACCGCGATCCTGACGCCTGGCGCTATCTATGTGCAGGACAGCCTTGAGGCGACGGCTTGGTCGAGCCTGCCCGCCAACACCACGATACCGCTGGTCAAACAGGGCTTGATGCCGCTGAACGACCCGATTGTGTTCGTCCCGCCGGTCACCGCGGGCTTTGCGCAGGTCTTCTTGATCGAGACGCGCTACGCCGATCTCGACACCAACCCGCGCCTGCTGCCGTATTACAACGTCTCGAACCCGGCGGTTCCGTTCCAGGGGCCGAACAACAGCGGCGCGTCACAGAACACCGACCGGCTCGGCATTGCGTCGATTCAGGTCAAGGCCGGCGTCGCCGCGACGAGTGGCACGCAAATCGCGCCGACGCCAGACGCCGGCTGGACCGGCCTGTTCTATGTCACCTTGGTCAACGGGCAGACCACAATTACGTCCGGCAACATCACGCCCTACCTGCCGGCGTCATTCATTCCGGTGAAACTGCCGACGATTCCCGCCGCGATCCAAAACAGTAAATGGATCGGCTTTGACGACGTAAGCGTCACGCCAAACCTGATTGTCATCAATCCGCAGCCGCCGGTTGCCGCTTACGCAAAATATCAGCGGTTTTTTGTCAAGATCGCCAACACGGTCACGGGGCAGACGCAGATAAACGTCAGTGGGCTTGGCTTTGTGGCGTGCGCGCGCAGCGACCTGACCAGCCTTGGCAACGGCGACCTCATCGCCAATTCGATTGTCGAGTTGGTCTATGACGGCACGTATTTTGAAGTCGTCGGCAATGTGCTGTCATCGCAGGTTCAAAACCTCATCCAGCGCCTTGCCGCGCCGACCTATCAAATCTTTTCGGCGAACGGCACGTTCACGCCGCCTCCCCGCTTTCTCTATGCCGATTTTGCCCTCATAGGCGGCGGGGCATCCGGGGGCGTTTCCACCGGCGGGTCTAACTTCGGCGGCGGCGGCGGCACGGGCGGCGTCATTGAGGGGCAACTCTCCCCGACTCAGGTCGGCGCTTCTCTGGCCGTTGTTATCGGCGCGGGCGGCGCGGCGGTGACTTCCGCCGTCCTGGCAAATGGCAATAACGGCGCGGCGTCAACCGTCGCTGGAATGACGGCTGGCGGCGGCCAGGCCGGCATTGGCGCGACGGGCTTGCCAGGCACAGGCGGCGTTGGCGGCGTCAATAATCTCGGCTCAATCGCCACGGCATTCGGCCTGCCTGGCCTCGTCGGCACAAACGGCCTTGGCGTCAACTCAACGCCGACGAAATGGATGAACTACGGCGCGGGCGGCTCGGGTGGCAGCGCTACCGGCCCCAATGCTTCGGGCGCGGGCGTCAACGGCGCGCTGATTCTCAAAATCTATACGTACTGACGCGGGGCGATCCTGATGGCCAAAACCCGCGCCGACATCATCGCCGCGATCGTGGCGAAAATTTACGTCAACGGCACCCGCGCAATTACGCCGCCGAATGTCGCGGACATTCTCACCGACATGGTCAACTATCTCGGCGTCCAGTGGCGCGGCCAATGGGCGAACGGGACGACATATTCGCCCGGCGATTTTGTCTCGAACGCCGCGATCATCTGGATTTCGAAAGCCGTCAATGTCGGCGCCGCGCCATTCGAAGGCTCGCCGAATTGGGATGTTCTGTTCCCCGCCAGCCTTTCGCCGACGCCGCGCGGCCTGCACAATCCCGCAACGCAATATTACGCGCTGGATATCGTCTCCGACGCCAGTAACGGCCTTTACATCGCGACCCTCGCGAATATCGGCAGCGTGCCGCCGTCCGCAAACTGGATGACGATCTTCTCGCCAAATGTCTTTGCGCCGCTCGCCTCGCCGGCGTTTACCGGCACGCCTACCGCGCCGACGCCTACCGCGCTGGACTCGTCAACGAAGCTTGCGACGACCGCGTTTTCCGGAAACGCGAGCAATCTCACGTCGGGCACAGTCGCGGCGGCGCGCGGCGGCGCGGGCACGATCACCGGCGCGCTCAAGGGCAGCGGCGCCGGCGTGGTGACACAAGCCGCGGCGGCCGACCTGTCGAACGGCGTCACCGGCTCGGGGGCGGTCGCCCTCGCAACGTCGGCGGCGCTCACCACGCCGGCGATATCCGGCGGCACGATCAACAATGCGATCATAGGCGGCACGACTTCCGCAGCGGGCACGTTCACAACCCTGACCATTGCGGGGACGGTGACGAACTATCTTGCCGGGGCGGGCGCTGTCACCACGCAAGCGCTAGGCGAGGGATCAACGACCGTCACCTTGCAGCGCAGCTCGGCGGATGCGTCGGCGGGCGTCTTTATCGCAAGGAAGTCAAGGGGAACTCTGGCATCCCCCGCAAGCGTCTCAACAAGCGATGAGATCGGCCGATATTCGTTCAACGCCTATGCCGGCGGCGGCTTTGTCTCGGGCGGATATTTTTCAAGTCTGGTCAAGGACTCCGCGCCGTCTGGCACGAGTATGGAAACGTCCTTCACCTTCAACTTGTCGGTTTCCGGGTCAGTTACGCCAATCGAAGTCATGCGGCTGGAGGCGGGTGTCGGCCTGTCAATGTTCGGGACAAACCCCGTCATTGACGCGAACCGCGTGCTGCGCCTTCGCTCCTACACCATCGGGACATTGCCGGCGGCGTCTACGGCGGCGGGCCAGGCTATCTATATTTCAGACCTTGGCGGCGGCGGCGGCCAAGCGGTTTCAGACGGCACAAACTGGCGCCTGTCGCGCGAGGAAAACTACAACGCCAACGCCACGACGACCGGCGCGGTGACGCTCGCAGCGCTGACCGACGCAAACATTCAGCTCTTCACCACGACGCTGACCGGCAACCTGACGCTGACCTACGGAACGACGAATGCCTACAAAGGCATGAAACGCCTGACCGCATCGCCGGCGGCGCTCGGCGGCTTCACCTTCACGGCAAGCGGCAAAGCGCTGACGGCCAGCCAATGGGTGACGCACGTCTATGACGGCGCGGCTTGGCAGGAAATGGCCTTCGGGTCGCTGTAATCAGGAGGCGCGGGAATGTTTCTCTATGAATTTTTGTGGCGCGGTCAAAGCGACGGCAGCGGCGCCTATCACGTTGTGCTCGCCGACGCCGGCGTTGACGCTTTCGGCAAGCCGACGCTTGCGATCAGCGACGCAATGATGCCGGCGCAGGCCAAGGCGCGCGGCTTCGACCTGCCAAAGGCGCTCGCCGATATCAACGTCGCGACGCATGCGCAAAACCGCGCGCTCGCCGATAAGGTCGCCGAACTCACGGAAGACAAAGCGAGGGCTCACGCCGCGCTTTCTGACGCTCAAGCCCGCGTCGCCATCATGGAAGCCAACACAGAGGCTGGCGCGGAGAAATGATCTTGCCACGCTTCACTTGGGCGTCCGCGCTGGCGCTGACCGCGCTATGCCTCAGCGGCTGCAATGCGCCAAGCGCGGCGCGCACGCAGCTCTATGTCAACCAGGCGACGGGCAACGACGGCAATCCCGGCACGCTCGGCTCGCCAAAACTGACGTTGCTCGCGGCGGCTACGGCGGCTTCAACGTCGGCGGCAGGCGGCGCTGACCCGACGGTTTGCATCGTCGGCGATTATGTTCCGCCGGCGACCGTCACGTTCGGCGCGGGGCAGTCCGGCACGCTGGCGCATCCGGTCTGGTTTGGCACCGCCGACTGCGGCACGGCGCTCGGGCAGCTTGTCGGCGCGACACTGACGCACACGATCCTGCAAGGCGCCGGCCAGACCTATTACGCCAATGTCGGGACAAGCCCGAAGCTGCGGCACGCGTGGACCGGCGATGGCAAGTCGCTTGAACTCGCGAAGTATCAGCCCTACACCACGCCCGGCCTCGCGAACGTCATCGCGTCATGGAATGAAGGAACTGCCTCCGTCAATGCGGTGACGGCTGCGGGCAGCGCGGTGCTGCACTTCGCATCTGTTCCGGCGTTCATCACGGTCGGAATGACCGCGAACGATCAGACCGCGACAACGGCCATTCCAGCCGGCACAACGGTGCTGTCGAAAACCTCAACCACGGTCACACTGTCAGCCAACGTCGCCGGCGCGGGCGTAGGCGCTGCGGACTCGTTTTCGTTTTCCGCACGCAAGTTGACGCTGCCAATTGCCGGACTGATGGCCGCAGGTTCCCCGCTGGCCTATGCCGAAGTCTGCGCTCCGCTCGCCTGGAACGTGACTTGCCTGCCCAATCTGACGCTCGCCGATAATGGCGACGGCACGGTTTCCGCCACGCCGCAAGACCCGGCGCGGACGCTGGAGTTTTGCAAGGGGCTTGGCGGGTCGAACAATCAGAATCCGTGCTCGGCGACGATCACCAATATGCCCTTTGCCATTGGGCCATATCACGATGTCGGCCAGCACTATTTTCTCAAAAGCTCGTGCGCCTATCTCACCTATGCCGGTTCGTTTTGCTTCGATCAGGCGCTCGGCTATCTCAACCTCTACCAGCCCGCCGGCACGACGACGCTGGCGCAGGTCCAAGCGCTCGGCGTCTATGTCGCCAACGGCGTCGCGACCGGCCTCGCGCTCGACGGCGCGTCAAATATCCGATGGTCCGTCCCGGTCAAGTTCTTCGACTGGAACACGCCTTCGACAAACGGCTATGTCGGCTACGCGCCCGGCACCTATCTGACGCTTTCCGGGGTGACATACGGCTTCGGCACCGTCCCCGGCGCGGTCACGGTCAAGAACTCGACAAACATCAGTTTCTACCGCGTGGCGTTCACCGGCCTTGGCGGGCAGGGCATTCAGATCGGCTGCGGCGCAAAGCAAATCTCTATTGACGAAAGCCTGTTTTCAAACATCGCCTCGACCGCAATCCAGGCGCATTGTCTCGACTTCGCCGTCACCTCAACGCCCGCGCCTTCGCAGATCGACCAGATCGAAATCGGCAACACGGTCATTCGCGACATCGGCCATGAGTATTCCGGCGTCGGCGTGTTCTGCGGCACGGTGAGCCGATGCGACGTGAACCATGTCGATATCAGCCGCGTCGCCACGGGCTGCGTCTATTTTGGCTGGGGTGCCGCCTTCACGCCGTTCTACTATTCGGACCAGCGCTTCCATCACTCGCGCGCGCAGAATTGCCCGGACCTCAACATTGACGTGGCCGGGCTTTACGCGAATGGCAATCTGACGGGCGCCGCCCCGACAAACACAAATGCGCCAGACGATGTGAACCGCCCGGCGTTTATGGTCTATGCCAATTTCTTCGCGCACATGCATCCGTCCGGCTGGGATAACCCCGGCCAAGGCCTGACCGCCGCGATCTATTTCGACCTCGGCAGCTACAACAATATAGCCACCGGCAATTACATCTATGACGCGCAGGCCGCGTTCAACATGAACTGCGTCAAGTACAATTCGCTGCGCGGAAACTTCGCCGTCGCGGTGGATTTCTATATTTCGGTTTCCTATTCGGTCTGCAACATCAGCAGCAACGCGACAGTCAATGCAGTGACAAGCGCGGGCAGCGCGGTTCTCAATTTCGCTTCGGTGCCGGCGTTCGTCACCGTTGGCATTGCTGTCGCGGATTTGACCGCGTCAACCGTCATTCCGGCGGGGACAACGGTGCTGTCGAAAACCGCAACGACAGTGACGCTCTCCGCCAATGTCACCGGTGCCGGCGTCGGTGCAGCGGACAGCATTGTGTTTTCCGCCCTATATCGCCCCGCCTACAACCTGACCGACAATTTCCATTGGTCAGGCGGCGGCGTCGATTATGACGGCGCGACGGTAGGGCCGATGAACGTGCAGTTCCCCTATCCGAGTCTGGCGTCGGTGTTTGTCGCCATCGGGCCACCGCCGACCTACGCCTTCCTCGGCAATCTGGACGCGACGAATTCAACGGCTTTCGCGGGCTGGGGCCGCGTTGGCGTCAACAGCGACGCGGCGCGGCTTTGGGGCGCCTATCTCGACTGACCGCGGAATATTGAACCCATGCCTCACCGCCATCGCCATCATGCCGCGCATCTGCTGACGCGGATCGCGGAGTTTGGTCTTCGTCTCGGCGAAGTTTTGCAAAAAGGAGAAACCCGAATGCTTACATCCTCGGAAGTTGCCGCGATCAAAACCGGCTTTGACGCTCTCGTTGTCGAGATTGACAAGGCCGTCGCATCGCCTGTCGCGCCCGGCGCCGTTGACCTTGCGCCGCTCGCCACGATGGCAGCCGACATGGCGACGGCGGCGGCAAAGCTTGCCGCGCGCTTCGCCCCCGCGCCCGTCGTCTGACGCGCATCACCCTGGCGCCGCCCCGCGACGGGCGGCGCGCTTTGCTGGAGGCAAGCCAATGGATGTCAAGGCCCTGCAAACCGCGCTGAACGCGCATGGCGCGGATCCCGCGCTGGACGTTGACGGCGACTCCGGGCCAGCGACGCGCGCCGCCGTCATCGCCTTTCAGCGCGGCGCCGGGCTTGCGCCGGATGGTGAGGCCGGGCCGCTGACCCTGGCCGCGCTTGGCCTGACCGCCGCCCCGGTCGGCGCGGAACCTGGCGGCATTGCCGGCCCGGCTTCCGCGCCGTCCCGCCGCGCCGTGCTCAAATGGATGGGCATTGCCGCCAGCTATCTCGGCCTTGCAGAGGGGCCGGGCGAAGCTGACAATCCGAAGGTCGTGGCGTTTTATGCCAAGGCCGGCCACCCGGAAGTCAGGCATGACGCCGTGCCCTGGTGCGCCGCCTTTGTCGGCGGCGTGCTGCATGACGCGGGGCTGACCGGCACGGGCACGCTATGGGCGCTCGACTATGCCAAATGGGGGACAAAGCTGCCCGCCCCGGCGGTGGGCGCGGTCGGCACGAAAAAGCGCCAAGGCGGCGGCCATGTGTTTTTCGTCGCCGGCTTTGACGCCGTGAACGTCTGGGCGCTAGGCGGCAACCAGGGCGACCGCGTGTGCATCGAACGCATCCCGCGCAACCGGGTCAATTCCTATGCGTGGCCCGCCGGCCCGCCCGCGCCCGACATGCTGGACCATGGCGTGCAGCACAGCACGGCCAGCGCGCTGAGCGAGGCCTGACCATGGCGGCGGGATCGCGCGGGGCTGGCAGCGGCGAAGGCTTAGGAGTCTTCGCGCTTTGGCTGGTCCTTATCGCTGGAGCGTTGTTTCTCGATTTTGTCAGATAGCAGGGTGGAGCAAGCCCATGTCTGGCGGTTCACGCGCGTTCGGCGAGCTGCTCGCTGTGCTGGCCTTTGGCTGGATGGCCGCCGTGGTGATCGGCGGCTTGCTTGGCCTTATCGGCACGGCGATTGACATGGCCATGTCGCCATGATCCTGCGCGTTGCCCTCGCTTTCGCCGCGCTTTGCGCAGCTGTCCCGGCGCGCGCGCATGATCAATGGGGCGACGGCGGCGATGTGCCAAAGTGGGTGAAGGCTCAATGCTGCGGCCCCGAGGACGTGCATTGGTACAAGCCAGAGGCGGTCATGATCACCGCGCAGGGCTATGTGCTGCCGGATTATCCCGAGCCGATCCCGATGGACAAGGCGCTGCCCGCGCTGGCGAATGACGGGCTGTACTGGGCGTTCTTCAAGAGGCTCCCGAACGGCGGCGTGACCATCGTCTACTGCTTTTTCATCCCGCCGTCCGGGGTGTGACTGCCGCGCCGCGCCGGATGCGCGGCATAATCAAAGGACGCTGGGATAAGCCATGAGACTGCCAACCAAAGATGAAACGGCGGCTGTCGGTCGTCACGCCATTCAAATCACGGCGACGCTCACCGGCATGCTGACCGTGCTGCACTTCATGACGCCAGAATCCGCGGCATCGCTGAAAGCAGCGGTTGATCAAATCGGTCACGGTGTGGCGGAATTGCTTGCTGGCGTGTCTGCGGTCGTGAGTCTTTCGACGGGTGCATACGCGATGTGGACAGCCAGCCGCGCATCACAAATAGCCGCTGTCGCGGCCAATCCAGAGGTCAAGCAAATTGTTGTCAACAATTCCGTGACCGCCGATGCGCAGCCATCAAACAAGGTCGTGGCGAGATGAGAAACCCCATTGTCCTCATTCTGATCATCCTACTGTTGTTTGGCGGTTTCGGCTCATGGCATCAGGAATGGGGGCCTTACTCAACCGGCGGCTTCGGCGGCCTTGTCGTCATCCTGCTCGTCCTTCTGCTGCTCGGAGTAATTTGACATGAAACGCGAAATCATCATGTATGCCCGCCCCGGCGGCGGAATTGCGCTCGCACTTACCGCCGCGCTGGCGCTGTCCAGCTGCAGCTTAGCCAGCATTGAGCAATTCGCCAGCGACAACAAAGAACTTGCCGCCCGCGCTGCTTGTGCCGCATTCAATTCGAAGTCCGGCTACATCCAGACAGCCATTGGGTATTTCAACCAGCACGTAGCCGCTGGCTATATCGGCCCGGCCACGCTGGCGGCGGAAACGCTGGCGGTCGAGACGATCAAGAGCAACTGCAAGCGACCGCCGGTCAACGCGGACGGTTCGCTGAATTGGGGCGGCGCGCTGGCCAATGTGCTCGCGGCTTACCAGACGATTCAGGACAGCACGGTGAAAAACGCGCCATGAGTTGGCTGATCAGCCTGATCCTGAAAGCGCTCGCCTCCTTCGGCCTCAACTGGTTTCGCGACAAGCGGTCGAATGAGAACGCGCAGGAACTTGGGGCGGAGCGCGCGGCGGACGAAACGGAACGGATCATAGCGAGGACAGCCGATGAACGCAGTCAGGTCGATATTGGCGACGGCTCTCCTGCCGATCTTGTTAAGCGCTTGCGCGACGCAGCCAAAGCCGCTGGCGGCAGTGCAGTCAACGGGGACAGCAAATGAGCGCGCGACGGAAATCCGCCGCCAGTTGGCCCCGCTATGTCCACAGCCCCTATCGGGACGTGAGTTGGGCGCTGCGGCTGATTTGGTTGTGCTTCACCCGGACGCTGTGACTGTTGTCGGGCGTGGATATCGCATGCATCTGGAAAGCCGAATTTGCCGGGGCCTGCCGTGACGGACAAGGGCAAGCGTCCAGACGAAATTCTGGAGAGGATGGCCGAACTCATCGATGCGCATGAGATTACGATATTCAATGAGGAAGACGCCGCCGCGCTGAAACAGGTAGCCGCGATGTGGCGGGGGCTTGCCGCTTTCGGCGTCGCCGCCAGCGTGGTGCGCAAAGTTCTGACTTATCTCGGGTGGCTGGTCGCGGCGTATTTCATCGTCAAGGGAAGCTCTATCGAATGGATCAAGGGGATCATAAGGTGATCCGCTTCGCCGCGCTCATGGTCCCGTGGCTGATGGTCGTTTGGGCCTTGTTTGAGCCGCTGATCCTGCCGAACGCGATGTGGATGGAGGTCCGCAAGGTTTTCGCCAAAAACGCGAAGGTCGGAGAGCCGATTGTGATGCTGGTTGACCGCAATGTCGCACGCCAATTTCATGCGCAGTGGACCGTCACGGTGCGGCGCGCCGACAAGGAAGACTCGCCGAATTTCTATCTCGTTTGCTCCGGATCGGGGCAGAGCGATTACCGGCCTGATGTGCGCTTCCCGCCACAACTGACTTTGGTCTGGTGGATCGGCCACGATAAATGCGACCTGCCGGTCGGCGCCTATTACATCCAGACCTCATGGCGGTTCACTACCTTGTTTGTCGAGCGCACCGTGTCGTTCGACAGCAACATTTTCATGGTGACGGAATGATCCTCCCGATTATTTTCGTCTGCCTCGCGGGCGCGCCGGTCTGCGATGAAAACACGTCGGTGCGAACGACGATTGCCCCGATGGCGTCAACGCTCATGGGCTGCCAGCGCAATGCCCAGGCTACATTGGCCGCGCAGGTCGGCGGGATAGAGCCGGGCGAGCAAGTCATCATCATTTGCCGGCGCGCGCCGGAATAGGAGACTGGACATGCTGACCAAAGCAGACGCCCGGATAGTGGCCTGGTGGGATTGCTGGGAGGGCGGCTGGCGCATGGTAATTTCCGCGCTTTTTGGGATTGCCGCGGTTGCCACGATTGCGCTGTTTTCCGGCTGCGCCAGACCGGGTTCATCTTGGTTCTAGGAGGCTGATATGCTGTCTTTCGACTTTGGCCGCGCCGGGCAGGTCGTCATGGCGCTGGTCGCCTTGGGGGGGGGGGCAGTGGACACGCTATCGCCGCTGACGAAAAGGAGTGCATCAAACTGCAAGACCTCCAAGCCGAAGCTTACAACCGCCACGGAATCCTGATGCCGCTATCCAAACGGCAAATGGATTTTGCGCGCGGCATTTCAATGGCGCTCCCCGGAACGCCCAACACGCTCCCGCCGGGGGACCAAGCGACGATTGTTCTGCTGGAAAATGGCGGCGCCTATGTGCGGTTTTTTGACGGGGTGCAGTCCTGTCAGCCGCCGCTCAATATCCCGCCGGCATTCCTGCCCGCGTTCTATGGGCTTGAGCAGAAATCCGGCACGCCGTCATAGAGCTGCCGCCGCACCCGACGGCTTTGGCGGGTTCCGGTCCCGCGCCTGCCCGCAATCAGGTCAAACGGGATTTGTCTCCCCGTCTCCCGAAAGGGCGGCGGGGATTTTTTGTTGCGCGCCACCGCGATTTGTGGCAGTGACGCTTCATGCGAAGCGAAGTCATTTTCTACCAGCAACAACGCTAGACGATCTCCCTTCGTCTAACGGTAGGACACCTGACTTTGAATTAGAAGATCGCAGTTCGAATCTGTGAGGGAGAGCCAGCTTCGTGTCGGGATGGAGCAGTCCGGTAGCTCGTCAGGCTCATAACCTGAAGGTCAGCGGTTCGAATCCGCTTCCCGCAACCAGTTTTAGAGATGCCCGCGAGGGCGCATAGGCGAGCGTTTCGGTTGGGTGCGCCAAAGGTCCGCCTCTTGGCAATGCGGGCAGATGCCGAAAGGCAGAGGGCGGTACGAAATTGCCGCCAAACCGATGACATCCGGGAAAGACCGGAACCGAGTTCAACAGTTCATTCGGACGCAGGAAGTCCCGCTCGGAAGTGAAGAGGTCGCAGGGGTTACTACCGGGTATCTTGGTTGTGCGTGGCCCGTTCTAGGGTAAGCACCGACGGGCATACAAACACGGCAATCCAGTCCGGCACACTGTTGCGGCGAGCCTAGTATGACGATTGGACTGCGCTCTTCTGCTGAAGTCCATATGCCGGGGTAACGCCCGGCCCGAATGAAGCATCAGGCCCGGCTCCCGCAAGGATCCGGGCGTTTTTCTATTTCCGCATTTGCGCGCCGCGCGTAATCGAATTGGTCTGCGCCTTCGTTGCCGGCCCTATCCCGATGCATGTGACCGTTGGCTGGTCAAACACCGTCTGGCCAGCGTCGGTCACAACAAAATGCGGAATGCCCTTGGCTGCGGCTCGTTTCTCGATGCTCATCAATTCCATCAGGCCCGGAACCTCCAAACCGATTTTCGGCTGGTTGTCTCCCATGTATTTTGCCGCAATATCCGCGTCGCGCTTTGCCGGGCAAGATCAACGTCATCGCAGCGCAGCGCCAGCGCCTCGGACAGCCGGGCGCCGGTATAAAGCAGGAAGGTGCAGAGCGCGCCAAAATCCGCCCCTACGGCGGCTGCGGCGTCCAGCAGGGAGAATGCCGCGTCGGGGGCGAGAAAGTCTGTCCTTGGCGCGCCCTGCGAGCCTTTGGGGCGTTTCAACGCCAGTGCGACCCCGGCGCGGCGAATAACGACCGACGCCACGGCATAGACCTGCCGGTTGCGCGTTGCCGGGCTGGCGCGCGGATAGAGCGCCAGCGCCGCCGCGTCTATCTCAGCCTGCCCGATGCTGGCGAGCGGACTCGTGCCGAAATGTTTGATCAAGGGCGCCAGAAAGCGCCGGTCGCCGCCGGCCTGCATATAGCTCACGGCTGCGCTGGCGAAGGTTGGCGCGCCGGCCTTGGCATAACGGCCACTTTCGATGTCGTCGCGGACCTTCGCGAGTTCCTTCGCGGCAAGCCTTCGCTCGCCAGTTTTAGCGCTTCGGTTAACGCGTGTTCCGAGGTGCGTCCCCCGGATGGTCCAATGCGGCGATTTCCCCGCGCGGGGCGGTTTGAGTTTGAGCATGGGCGCATCGCTTCCGAAAGGCAGTGAAGGTCGTCGGCGCTGAAAAGCTTCTTGGCGCCTGCCAGCCTATAATGCGGATGGTTTTTTAGAAAGTCCTGTAGCCAGCGGCGCCCGACGCCCAGGCGCGCGGCGGCGTCCCGCATATCGCAATGCAGCGGCTCCAGCGGCATGGCAGGGCGGGGGCGGGTCATTTTGAAAGGCAACCTTCGTAGTATTGCCGATAGGTGTAGGGGCTTACGTCGCCGCTTCCCTTCTTGCCCCACGGCATTTTATTATCGGCAATGCCGAGCGCGACGACATGCTTCAAATTTCGTTTTGCGCATTCCTTGACGACCTTGTCATAGCTCTGGTCATAGTCGCTGCCCGGATGGTTGAATGCCCAAACGCCGGCAACCCAAAATCCACTGTCGATTTGAGCGACGGCATATGCGTAAGGCTGCGGATGCGCATCGTGCTGGCGCTCAAGCTGTTGCGCGATGGGATCGCGGGATTTGAACTGGCGGGTCATGGGCCGCTCACGATCTTGTCGTGCCGCGTGCAGAGACACGAGATCGGGTCGCCATAGTCGAAACAAGGCTCGCTACATCCTCTTTGGCGGGCCGCTTGGTATCTCTCGTGGCAGGCGGCTTTGCCAATCTCAATCAGGATGCTGTCGCTGAGATCATAAACGATGATGGACTCGTCGCGCTGGCTAGAGGCTTCCCGATGCAGCGTCCACTTCCGATGACCGTTTGATCGCATCTCGCAGGTCAGCGACACTTGCCGCGCAAAGCTGTCGCGGCCGACTTTATAGGTTTTGGAGGCGGCGCTGGTCACGGCGTCCACCTCCAAAAGCCTTGCGCGCCGCGAGCCGGGACGGGCTGGCGGATCATATCCCGTCCCCCATCGCATTGCGCGCCGTCATCTCCGCAACCTGCCGGCGCAAGGCCTTAATCTCGTCGGCGGCGGCGCGGGCGACGATACTGTCTATTATGCAGCGGGCACGTAACCGCTCGCGTGTTTCGACGCAATCCGGGCCGTCGGTGCAGCCGTGCTCGTGGTTCTCATACCCATTATAGCATGACCTGCATTTGCACCGCCGGCATGACCAACCTTGTTCAAGGCGGGTGAGAATGTCGCGTGTCGGGACAGGGACATCAGCCATCAGACCGGCTCCGTCGCGCCAAATCTTCCATTGCTGTTTCAACCTGCTTTCTCACCATCTTGAACGCGCTGCGCAACGTCTGCCAGCGCAGCTTGCGGAATTTATCGGCGGTCTCGTAGCGGCTTTCTGGCAATGAAACGCGCAACTGCCAACTGATCGGTTGAAGCCGCCATTCGAATATTCTTTCGAAAGGAACGGCATGGGATGCGTATGTTTCAACGCTCATCGCCATCGGGAATGGAATCGCAAGATGGTCTCGCATTGCAATGTTGTCGGCAGCCAGCGCCACGCAGCGATCCTCAAGATAGTCAGCATGCGCGACTGCGCTGTTGATGGCGTAAAGAAACTCTGCGCGCCCGCTATGCCCGTCACGCAGGAATGCAACAAGCTCGTTGATGTGTTTTGCCATCTCGCTTTTCGGTGGCGGATAGATGGCGGTGACGGGATTCGTGGCGTCACTCATCGGCGCCCGCTCCATGCGAAGTTGTAAGCCTTTTTAGTTCGCGCGCTCGATCAGGCTCGTCGGGACCGATGGGGAAATTGCACTTGCGGCATCGACCGTATCTGCACGGCGTAACCAGATGCAGATTCCCGCATTGCTCGCACGTTTCCATATGAAACAGGGGGCGAAGGTCAAAGTCTTGAGCGATGTGCTTTGGCCTCAGCGCGGTGGCGGGAAGGTCAGTCATCGGCATAGCCCTGCAACGCCTTGAGCGAGCGGATGCACGCAATCGCGTCGTCGCTCGCGACAGACGCCTTCGCCAGGTCAATTTCCCTTTTCATCATGAACAGCATCGGCTCCATGCCGGTCACGATCAAAATGCGCTGCCAGCCTCGCATCTCGTCATGCCGCTGGCGCTGTTTCTCCAGCAACGCCGATACGCGCTCAATTTCGTCCAGCAGGCTCGATCCGACTGTGCTCATCCCGTCTCTCCATTCGCTTGCGCCAGCGCGGGGTTGTATCCTTCAGCGATGATGGCTTGCGCTGCCGCATCGGTTTGATCGGGACTCGCCACGGCGGCGAGATAGGCGCGGGCGGCGGATACGACGGCTTTCTGTTGGGCGAGATATTCAGGACTTGCGCCCCAAGAAACATAATTCTCGCGATCCATTTCAGAGCCGTCTATCCCGCGCCGCAGCGCATCAAGGTCAATCATTGGCATGTGAGCCTCCCGGCATGGCGTTGTGCTCGCGCCCGTCGAGCAGGCGGCCGGCGCGGGATTTGCCGACGCGGAACGTCAAGCGGTTGTCGTGCGTCGATGCGAACGCGACGCCTTTGTCGGCGAAAGCATATTTCGGTCCAAGCTTGGAAGAGCCGGCATAGTGCAGTTTCATTCGGCCCGGCTTTACGGCGGTAGCGCCGTGGATTTTTCCGCATCCGGGCAAATGCTGACCAACCGGCAAAAACTCGCCCCACTGCTTGAAGAAATACGCCGTTCCCGCCGCCTTACATTGATCCCTGGCTGACCTTGCCCAGTCGGGATGCATCGGGCGCGCGTGCGCGCCGGACTCGCCGCCGGTGATGATCCAGTCGAGGCGCGGCGGCGGCTTGTCGCTTGGGGGATAGTGGAAGCCCCAATCCTTGAAACTCGCAATGGCGTCTTCCAGCGTCGTGCCGGTGAAATCAATCGGCGCGAGCAGCGGCTCGGCGCTGACAAACCTCACCGCCGCCGGCGTGGCGAGAAGGTGCGGGATGCGGCGATCCGCTTCCTCCTGGTTTTCCGCCGTCGTCCCCAGCCAAACATTCGGCCAGCCGTCGCCCCAATCCGGCGGCAGCATCTTGCGGATGTTCTGCGGGCGCTTGGTCAGCAGCAGCCAGTCGAGCCACGGCGTGTCTGCTATGACCTTCCATGCATCCGCGCGCCACTCTGGCTGCGCTTGGTTGTCGAAAAAGTCCGCAAGCGAATTGCTGAACACACGCGCGCGCTGGCCTGTTGCCTCGGCCTCACGATTCCACTTGAGCGGCTGCTTCCAATTGGCCGCACTCGTGCGCCGCCGCTCGCCTGCCCAAAGCCCGGCCTGCCCTGTGCGTTTCGCCCAGCCCTCGGCGTAGCAGTGATCACATGCCGCGCTGACCTTCGTGCAGCCGACCCAAAAATTCATGGTGTGATGGCACCATTCGATTTTGCTATTCGCCGCCATCTGTCTTGTCCTCCGGTGCGAGGGCGGATGCGGATAGTCCGCCGCGCCATGCGTCTTCGAATCCTTCAGTGTAATATTCAAATTCCATCGGCTGCATCCTCTAGAAAGTTCTTGATCCGGCACATAGGGAAATGACGGTGCGCAGGCGGTCGAGTTCGGTTGCCGGCGCGGTCATCGCCAGAATATCCTCAGCCAGTTCAAAGCAGCCGCATGCGCCGGCTACGCGCTGATCTTTCGGCAAGCGCGTCTCTCGGCAGACAATGTGATTGCCTCCCGGCATGAGAATTCCGCAGCCGCGCTGCTTGGCGATCAGTCCGCCGATCTTATGCGCCAATGCGTCTTCTGCGGTGCGGGGAAGGGTCATGTCAGTGCTCTTTCGATTGCCTGGCGCTTGCAGCGCGCCCAAGCGCGCTGATAGAGCCATTGGCGATTGAATTTTTCGGCTCGCAACTTGAGCGCCCGCAATTTATGGTCCGCACCGGGCCAGTGTTTCTGGCACAGCCATTCATCCCAGCCGTTTTTCGGCACGGTTGTCCGGGCGCAAAATGGCACACAGCAATGGAGGCGTGAATTGGTCATGTCGCTCACCAATCCTGATCTTTGACGCGGTTGCTCAGTCCCCAGCCGACGATTGAAGACCATGCGCCTTTGAAAAACGCTTTGTAGTCCCCGCGCATCGCATCCTTGACGTGATGACGCTCTGCTTCGGCAAAAGATCAAGCACGGTCGCTATTCTTTGGTACGCATCTGCCATAGGCTCAACCTGTGCAAGACGCCGCCGCAGCGACCGAATTTCGTCCGCGCATTCTTTGGCCATTTCAATAAATTCTTGATCGTTCATTGTCCTACCCTCACATAAAGCTGTCTCGGCGGAAGCGCCGGCTTTGTCTGTCTCACCGCGCCGCCTCATCGTTCCATCCTTCTTGCCACGCCGAAGATTCCGTGCGGCGCTTGGGGTCGCGGTATTTGAGCGGCATGATGTCGAGCGGCTCGCCCGTGCGGCAGGCTTCCGCGCCCCGCTGGCGGGCAAGAGCAACGGGCGTCATCTTTGATGGCCGGTCGCCGGGGAAGTCATCGGCGGTTTCGCGCGGCCCGGACGCGGGGGCCTTCATGGCTGGGGGGCTTGTTGCGGCCCCCGCGTCCTTCGTCGGCTGCGCAGACGTTCCTTTCTCAAGGCCCGCAGCTGGCGTGGCCGCAGTGTCCGCCGGCTTTGCGGCAGGCGGATTGGTGGCCGGCTCGGCGCCGGTGGTTTCTTGTGTGACGTCGCCCGTTTCGGGATCGTGTGCGGGCGCGTCTTCGCTCGCGTCCGCCGGCCCGGCGATCATATCGAGCCGACCGGCGAGCGTCCGCGCCTTTGGTCCGGCAACGGCCTTCGCGTCGTCGCGAGCGCCGGCCATGTCGTAGAGGTCGTCGTCGCGGCGGATGAGGTCGTCAAGGTCCGTGCTCATCGGCAGCACCTTCGAATGACGGCGCGCGACGGTTTTGCGCGCCATTTCGTCAAACCACTCAACCCACGGTCCCTTTGTCGGCGACTTCGACGCAGCGCGCACTTTGTCGATTTGCGCGCGCGTCATGATTTCGCGGGACTTCTCGCCTCCCTTGAGCGTCGCGACCGAATAGGCTGCGATCACGGGGCCAGGTTCGCCGCCCATGAACGGTTTGTGCTTGATGAAAGGGTCGTCACCAAGCTCGAATTCAAAATGGTCTTTCGCGTAAACGACCTGCGCTTCCCAACTGACAATTTCGCCGGAGTTGCGCGCCTTCTTGCGGAGGCCAGCGATCATCGGCATCCACTGAACCTTTGCGATCCATGCGTCGCCGTCCTTGGTCTTGTAGATAACCAAGGCGCCCTCGCGCCCGTCCGGCAACAGGCCATCTTGCGCCGCGCGCATGCAGGAAGTGAATAGCGAAGGCCTGTCGGCGTGCTGCAAAGATGGGTTGTTCTGTGCTGCCGTCATGACGACGCGCATGAAGCGCTCGACCGGGATATGCGCTGGCAGTGCGGCAACGAAATTGCTCTGCCTGTCCTTTAACTGCGCGCCAAGGCTCTTTTCTTTCGGGCGCTCGACGACTTCGGTTGCGCCTTCGACTGGTGTGACCGCGTTCATGCCGATCTCCTTTTCTGGCGATTGCCAATTTCCGTTTTGATCGTGAAGGCAACGTCTTGATCGAAGTCCTGGCGCGTCGCCCATTGCAGATAATCCATCGGCACTTCGGTCCAGAGCACGCCAAAATGCTTACCGAAGCCAACTTTCTTGAGCACAACCGGCTTGTCGCTCAACGCAAGCAAGTCATCGGTCGTCCGCTCTTGAAGCATCCGATGGAGAATGTGCGCTGACACAGTGGCGTCGAATAGCGCACTGTGCGCCATAGTTCGCCGGCCTAGTTCCGCGCGAAGGTCCAGCTTTGGACGAAGCCAATAGCGCAAGACTTGGTTGCCGTAGGCTGGCGCTTCAGGCCACATGTGCTTGGCGCAGCGGCAAGTGTCGATCCACGGCGCATCGGCGAGCATCGGCAGAAAGCTGCGGTCGAAGGGCGCATTGTGAGCACAGAAAATAGGGTTGCCTTCTTCCGGTTCAAACGACACAACTTTATTGACCGCTTCGTCAGGCGACGGCGCATAGGCAACATCGGAATCAACGATGTGATGAATGGCGCTGGCCTCTGGCGGTATTAATCGCGACGGCTTGACGAAGCTGGACATGCCGTCGCCGATGCTCCAAGAGCCGTTTCCCTCTTGATAGACCGCAAGAGCCGCGACCTCGACAAGGCAATGCTCTTTCGGGTCAAGGCCCGTCGTTTCGGTGTCGATGACGAATATTTTCATCTGAAGCTCGCTTTCACTTCCTCGAAAATCCGCACGCCGGCCAACTCGCGGTTGCCCATTTTTACCGCCATGCGGATAGCCGCTTCGATGGCGTCCCGCTTGATATATGAGCGCAACTTTTCGAGCGGGATCGCGTTGAAGTCGGTAATCTCGAAGGCCCATTCCGTTTTTGCTGTTGCAAGGACGCCGGAGGCCGTGCGCGTGCGCGTCAAGTCTGCGGCGCTCGCCTGCGCAATTGTTTCGGCAGCCTCCGCGCGCTCCGCTGC